ATGGAAAATATGTTGAAGGCGCAGAGCCCGGCATGATTCTAAACACTGTCACTAACGAAGTTTTTGACGGAACTAAAGGAATAGATGTGTTGCCAGTATTCTACGAAAGAAAATATGTAGAATGGCAAGACAGAGGTGAGGGTAAAGGTGCTCCAGTAGCAATACATGATGCCAGTTCAGATATCATGTCTCAAACTACTAGAGACAAATCATATAAAGACCGTTTACCAAATGGTAATTATCTTGAGAACACTGCAAATCATTATGTAGTAGTCTTAGGTAAAAGTCCACAGACTGCGTTGATTTCTATGAAAGCGACTCAATTAAAAATTAGTCGTAAGTGGAATTCAATTATGATGGGGATTAAATTACAAGGTAAGAATGGTTTATTCACACCGCCTACTTACAGCCACATTTATAATCTAAAGACTGTTCAAATGTCTAATGACAAAGGAACATGGTTTGGATGGGAAGTGTCTAAAGTAGGACCAGTGTCAGATCAAGGTGTTTACGGAATTGCAAAATCGTTTGCCGAACAAGTTGGCAAAGGTGCAGTAGAAATTAAACATGGATCAGACGAATCAAAAACAGATTCACCATACTAACAGAATCCTAGGAGATGGGCGCTGAAGGGAGACTGGAAGCGCCCGTTTAAAAATTATGTTTGAAAAAATATTTAAGGGATTAGAACGTGCTCATGGTTGTACTAAAGTAAGTACGCCAGCTGAGAATGGTACTAAATTAAAAGGTCAGTCATTTGTTGTACGTCAACCAGTGACCACGGACCTATGGAAAATGCATTTAGATGGTACTCAAAGTTTAGGTATCATACCAATTAACGAAAACAATCAATGTATATGGGGATGTGTAGATATAGATTCCTATGCAGGCTTTGATCATAAAAAATTAATAGATAAAATAAAACAATTTAAACTGCCTTTGGCTGTGTGTAGGTCAAAGAGTGGAGGGGCACATGTCTTTCTCTTCTCAGAACAACCGGTAGAAGCAGAAAGAATGAGAGACAAACTAACGGAAATAAAAACATTACTAGGCTACGGAGGATCTGAAGTCTTTCCAAAACAAATTCAATTAAAATCTCAAGACGACACAGGAAATTTTTTAAACTTACCATACTTTAATGGAGATAAAACAACACGTTATGCTTTTAAAGAAGATGGATCAGCTGCAACATTAGAAGAATTTTACACAATATATAGTGAGATAAAACAATCTGATATTACAAAAATTAAAATAGAAAGACCTAAATCTGAATATGATGATGCGCCACCATGTATAGAACTAATGGCTATAAATAAAATACCAGAAGGTGGACGTAACAATTCTATGTTTCATTTTGGTGTGTATGCTAAAAAGAAATGGCCGGCTGAATGGAAAAGTAAAATGACTTTGTTTAATGCAACAGCATCTACTACACCACTTAGTGAATCTGAAGTAGAAATAATTAAACGTCAACACGACAAAAAAGATTGGGGATATAAATGTAATGATACTCCAATGTGTAATTTGTGTGATAAAAAATTATGTAGAGAAAGAAAATTTGGTATAGGAGAAGAGATAGTATTTCCTGCACTAACTGACTTACAAAAAATTAAATTAGAAAAGCCATATTATTATCTTAATGTTGATGGAGAAAGATTACATTTAGAGAACGTAAAATTTTTAAAACAACAAAGTTTATTCCAGGAAGCATGTATGGAACAATTAGATTTTAAACCACCTACAGTTAAACCTAAAGATTGGGACATGATAATAAATCCACTGATGAAGAATCACGAACCAATAGATCCACCAGAAGGTGTGACTACTCAGGATCAATTACAAAATCATTTAGAAGAGTATTGTTTAAATAGACAAGTATCAACAGACAAAAATGATCTTAAAAAAGGTGGGGTATGGACAAGTGAAGGTTTACATCATTTTGTCTTTGATAGATTCTATAATCAGTTTTTAATTAGAAAACGTTGGGACATAAACTATCAACGTACAGCACAAATGTTAAAAGAAGCATGTAATTGTGATGACAAACGAATTGGTAAAGAAAGAATTTCTGTGTTTGTAGTTAAACAGTTTGACAAAAAAGAAGATGATTACAATCAAAAAGAATTAAAACCAAAGGATATATTTTGAGAACAATTGTATTAGGACCACCAGGAACAGGAAAGACAACTACTTTATTAAATAAAGTTGATGACTATTTAAAACAAACAGATCCTGACAAGATAGGTTACTTTGCATTTACACAGAAAGCTGCACACGAAGCAAGAGATAGAGCAATTAAAAAATTTAATTTAACTGAAGATGACCTACCCTATTTCAGAACATTACACTCACTAGCTTTTAAAAAATTAGGTTTAAAAAAAGATCAAGTTATGCAGCCTAGACACTATAAAGATTTAGGTAAGAAGTTAGGTTTTCCTGTAACTTATGCAGAGTACCAAGAAGATCAAGGTGGAATTTTTACATCAGATAGTGAGTATTTAAGAATTATACAATTAGCACAATTAAGAAACATAACACCAGAACAACAGTTTGATTTACACGAACATACACAGGATCTGGAAAGAGATCAGCTTAGAATCATACATAATGAATTAGCCAGATATAAAAAAGAATATAATCTAATAGATTTTAATGACATGATTTTAGATTTTACAAAATCAGATAAGTCACCAAAGTTTGATGTAGTATTTATAGATGAAGCACAAGATCTATCATTAATGCAATGGGACATGACACGATCTATTTGGAATAAAACACAAGATTCTTTTATTGCCGGAGATGATGACCAAGCTATTTTTAGATGGGCTGGCGCAGATGTAGATTCTTTTATAGCATTAGAAGGACAATATTTACCATTAACACAATCATTTAGAATACCAGCTAAAGTACATGGATTAGCCATGGGCATAATAAATAAAATTAGAAATAGAATAAATAAATCGTGGCAACCTAGAGTTAGTCAAGGAAATTTATATAGGCATTTTGATATAGATAATATTGATATGTCAAGAGGAGACTGGCTAGTGTTAAGTAGAACAAGACATATGTTAACAGATATAGAGGAGTCTTTGTATAGACAAGGTTTATATTATGAAAACAGATATAAAAGAAGTAGTGAAAAAGAATTACATGAAGCGGCTACATCATGGGAACATTTACGTCAAGGACAATTAATTTCTTATAAAGAAATAGAAAATATAAATAAGTTTATGGGGCCTAAATATTGGCATAAGAAAAAACTAAAAGGTATGGCTAAAGAATCTTTTTATAGCATGGATCAACTTGTAAAGGATTATGGCCTACAAGTTAAGACAGTTTGGTTTGAAGCTTTTGATGACGCTGGTCAAACTAAAGTAAATTATTTAAGAAAGATGAGAGCTAATGGCGAAAAATTAAATGAAAGACCAAGAATAGAATTATCTACTATCCACGCAGCTAAAGGTGGAGAAGCAACTAATGTTGTTTTACTAACAGATCTTACAGAAAATACTATGCGAAGTTATGAGAAAAATCCTGATGATGAGAATAGATTATTTTATGTTGGAGCAACACGAACAAAAGAAAATTTACATATAATTGAACCTAGAAAATATGAAAAAGGATTTATACTATGAGCCATCCATACGCAGAAAGTAGAAAACGAGCTAGAAAAAAATGGAGACAAAGTCCTAAAGGTAGAGCGTGGGACAAAGCATATTATCAAAGACCAGAAGTTAAAAAAAGAAAACATGAAGAATATATTAAACGATTAATAAGGAGTGTAACACATGAGTGACGTTTGGGATAAACAACACGGAGGATCACATTATCAAAAATTTAAAATTCAACCAAGTAAGTTTGTAGTTGAAAATGAATTGCTTTTTCCAGAAGGATGCGCTATAAAATATATCTGTCGTCATCGACTGAAAGGAAAGAAGGAAGATATATTGAAAGCAATACACTTTTTAGAAATGATATTGGAAAGAGATTATAAATGATTCAGAGACCTTTATTTGCACCACAGACAGAGTGGCTACCACCAGAAGAATTTCCAGATTTATCTCAATATGATGAAATTGCAATTGACTTAGAAACTAAAGACCCAGATCTAATGAAGATGGGATCAGGATCTGTAGTTGGTAAAGGAGACGTAACCGGTGTAGCTGTTGCTGTACCAGGTTGGTCAGGATACTATCCTATTGCTCACGAAGGCGGTGGCAATATGGATCGTAAAAAAGTTTTAGATTGGTTTCAAAGTGTATTATCTACACCAGCCACAAAAATATTTCACAACGCCATGTATGACGTATGTTGGATAAGAGCGCTCGGTTTAAGTGTTAACGGAAAAATTATAGACACGATGATTGCATCGGCCCTAGTTGATGAGAATCAAATGCGTTATGACTTAAACAACTGTGCTAAACGATATACTGGAAAAGGAAAAAATGAAACTGCTTTATATGAAGCTGCAAAGAGTTGGGGTATTGACCCCAAGGCAGAAATGTATAAACTACCTGCCATTTATGTTGGCGAATATGCAGAAAAAGATGCTGAGATAACTTTAGAACTTTGGCAAGAACTTAAGAAAGAAATTGATCACCAAGATATTAATTCTATTTTTGATTTAGAGACAGAACTTTTCCCTTGCCTCGTTGATATGCGATTTTTAGGAGTTCGTGTAGATGTAGAAGGCGCTCACAAATTAAAGCAACAATTAGTTGAACAAGAAAAAGAATTGTTACAAACAGTAAAAAAAGAAACTGGAGTAGATGCGCAAATATGGGCAGCTCGATCCATTGCGCAAGTTTTTGAAAAACTTCGCCTACCATTTGACCGAACCGAAAAAACAAATTCTCCATCATTTACTAAAAACTTTTTACAGAATCACCCCCACCCACTAGTGAAACGAATAGCCCGAGCCCGTGAAATAAATAAGGCCCATACCACATTTATTGATACCATATTAAAACATAATCATAAAGGAAGAATTCATGCTGAAATAAACCAACTTAGATCCGATAATGGTGGAACAGTAACCGGTAGATTCAGTTATTCAAATCCAAATTTACAGCAGATACCAGCTAGGGACAAGGACCTCGGACCACGGATCAGGTCATTATTTGTGCCCGAGAAGGCTCATACATGGGGTTGTTTTGACTATTCTCAGCAAGAGCCTAGGTTGGTAGTGCATTATGCAGCTTTACAGAATCTCTATGGAGTGGACGAAGTGTTGGAAGCCTATAATACAGGTGATGCCGATTTTCACACGATCGTTGCTGATATGGCAGAGATACCTAGATCACAGGCCAAGACTATAAATCTTGGTCTGTTCTATGGTATGGGTAAAAATAAATTACAAGCAGAGCTTGGAGTAAGTAAAGATAAAGCTGATGGATTGTTTCGGCAGTATCATAACAAAGTGCCATTTGTAAAACAGTTGATGGATAATGTTATGAACAGAGCACAAGACTCAGGTCGAATCCGTACATTGTTAGGACGACTATGTCGCTTTCACCTATGGGAACCTAACCAGTTTGGAATACATAAAGCATTGCCTCATGAAGCAGCGCTCATGGAACACGGACCAGGGATCAAACGTGCGTACACATACAAAGCATTAAACAAATTAATACAAGGATCAGCAGCTGACATGACAAAGAAAGCTATGATTGAATTATATAAAGAAGGAATCATACCACATATACAAGTACATGATGAACTTGATATATCTGTGGAAAGCTCAGAACATTCTGATAAAATAAAAAATATTATGGAAGAGGCTGTAAGTCTTGAAGTTCCTAATAAAGTAGATTACGAATCTGGTCCCAATTGGGGTACAATAAAATGAGTTATAATTTTAAACATTATGAAAAAACAGACATTAGAAATTTAATTATGGCTATTAACGTTATTGGAAAAGACTTAGTAGGTTTAGAACTGGGCGTTCATCAAGGCCTTAGTTTAATGAGTATTCTTCATAATTGCAGTATAAAAAAACTATATGGTATTGATAGTTGGAAAGGATACTCTGATTATCTTAGTCCAAATCCGACAGGAAAACCAATGTATACTATATCTCCTGAAGATTCTGAATTTAATAAATTGGTTACTCTTCATAGAGTTAAATATTCAAACATGAAAGATAAAGTTGTTATAATTGATGAGGATTCTTTAGAGGCAGTAAAAAAAATAGAGGACAAAAGTTTAGATTTTATTTTTTTTGATGCCATGATGACTGAGGAACAAACTTATCAAGAAGCTTTAGCTTATTATCCTAAAATAAAACCAGGAGGATATTTTATGGGAGATGATGCTTTTTGTCACGAACAAGTTATTATGCCTTTAAAAAGAGTATTAAAATATTATAATAACGTAAATCCCATTGAAATCTATGGACGTTCTTTTATGTTTAAAATATAAAATGAGGTTAAAAAATGTCTTACTTAAATGCAAATATTCCTATACAATACGCGCAAATAAAAAAGGAGTATTTATATGACCTTAAAAAACATCACGGAGAAGTTGAAGATTGTATTATCTTCGGTATTAGCTGTATTACAGGTCGTGCTATCTTATGGCATGCAATTATGGAAAACGGCGCAATCTTTTATCGTCTCCCAATTTCGGCTTTTATTCAACGTGGTTATGAACCCTCAGCTGTTCCACATCAAAGACTTGATGAACTGGAACTTTGGAATAGCTTTAGCTATTACCCTGCTGTTACTACTTATGATATTCTAGCCGGTCAATCAGGAAAATATTTTTGCAAAGATAAAAAAACTTACAGCGGTAAGTATTTATTTACA